GGCTAATTGGAGTGAAGCGCTGCGACAAGCGTACATGGAACCGGTTAAACGGAAGCTGAATGATGAGCCGAGCTTGATTGCCCAGCTGCTCAAAAGGAGGAAGTAAAATGAATATGTGGGAAATGCTGCGCAGTGCAAAGTTAGGTGACGAATTCGAAGCCTCGCCTCCTTTATCCAAGTATACGATCCTGGTGAAGAATATGGATAACGGGTTTGTACACCAACTCAGTTATGCCGCATATGGCATTTCAGTTGGAGACACGTTGACACTCAGCAGAACTATGATGAATCTGAAATGGAAAAGATACCTCAAGCCTGTGGACTTTGAAACGGCCTGGAAAGCACTGATGAACGGGAAAGACATTGCCTCCCTAGTGGATAACACAACCGACTTCAATGAAACCTATGGACCACAAAGCTCCAATCAGCGGCATATTACCTTCGGGGAAATGCGTGGCAGGTGGGTGATTCTGAATTGACCGAGAAATCCTTTGCGACCATATGCGCCTATTGTGCGTTGATTCTGATTGTATCCGGGACCATTCGGACGCTTTACTACATGTGGACTGGGAGTTGATGCAGCATGAAACGCAAGAAGCCCAAAGACGAAGCCCGCGCCTTTCTCGATAGCCTGCTCAATAGCCGCGAGGGATACGTTCCGATGTACTGCCGGGAGCACGGCAAGACTATGGTTAAGGATGGCACCGAAAAGCCCGTATGCGGTCAATGCGGGGCTGTGCTGCGAAGTGAAGATGATAACCTCACACATGAGGAACGAAGAAAAGAACGCAAGCGGCGGGTTAAGCTGCTGCGACAAAACCTGGAGGGATAACCTATGCCAAACTTATACAAAGATATGTCCGGATTGCACGCTGTAAGCCAAGGGCCTTGCTGCGAACCACAAAACCCCCGTTACTACGACACCAGCATTTACGTTGACCGTGGTGAAATCCTGACCTCAATCATCGACAAGAAGAAACTGAGCATGGCGGCTGCGCAAAAACTGGATGAGCTTTACGAGATTGCACACGATCCAGGAGCCACATACAAGGCCATGATGGAGAAGCTTCTGGAATTCCAAGAGTATTGCAAGCTGTTTGTCACCTTGGAGAACATTGAGGAGAAGAAGGCGGAGGAAGGCAGGTAATGGTCCATCAGCTGCCCGGGTACGTCTTCACGGTCATTATCCTGTTTCTCATCATTTACGCGGTATGCAAATAGCCGCTTCCCAGCGGCGATAAACGATCAGGAGAGGGGTATTCACCCCTTTTCGGATTGTACGCAAGGAATACGGCTTTGCTCATTATATCATGAATGGGGCTGCGGATGTGAATACGATCAATCCCAAAGCTTATTGTAAGGCATACAGCAAAGAAATGCGGTCCAAGCGCCGAGAAGCGGGACAATGCCAGCGCTGCGGAGGCATTAGCGATAGAGCAGGGCAGAACCAATGTTCCAGCTGCACGAATAAACGGAGAGAGCTGAAGGAGCGGAGAAAACAATGATGAAACCTTATGTATGGAGCCCGGAACACACCGCAGAGGAAGCGAAAAACGGGGCTTACTGGGAGCGCAATATGCTGGCCCTGATGCTGGCCAACGTGCTGAATGAATGGGCTATCGGACAAGAAACCATTTGTGGATGGTATAAGCATGAAGGCGAAGGATTTGATGGCTGGAGCCGTGTTATATCCCTTTACAATGGCCGCTATACCTTCCATGTCCCGGATGACTTTGATTTAGGAAGTATCCTTCCGGAAATTGCTCCGAACTGGGATGGACACACCACCGATCAAAAATGGATACGCGCTATGGACTACTGTGGCTGCTGTGAGTTTCCCTTTTGAACCGCAAACACAAAAGCGATTGGGTATGCCTGGATTGCGGCGAGCTGTTCACGGTTTACGGCAAACGCAATGACCGCACCATCCATTGCAACTATTGCGGGGATCACGTGGCCGTGCAGCGCTATTCCGCCCGTAAACATGCCAATTTGGTGGGGACTTCGATCCCCTGGAAGCGGTCTGAGATCGAAAAGCTCAAGGAGCTCATGCAGGTTCCGGGTAACACCTGGGAAAAGATTGCAAAAGAGCTGAACCGGAGAAGGGCTTCGGTCAGTCTCTTTGCCCGGGATAACAACCTCTTGCACCTGAAAGTTCGTGTATGGTCAAGCCAGCATGGGCGACCGAAGCTCACGGACGAGGAAGTTCGAGCCATTTACGCCGATCAGCGAGACGCCAAACAGATTGCGGGCGAATATCGCATCAGTGAAAAGACGGTGAACAATATTCGTAAGAAGCGGGATCGATTCGCCAAGCTGCTGGAGGGATTTGAATGAAAGAAGACATCATAGCCGCCCATAAGCAGCGCATGATTGAAATAAATGAACGGAGAAAGCAAGGCATCCATGAGCCGAAAGAGCCAAAACTACAGGAGTTGTCCGGACCGGAGAGTGTGAAGCGATACCTTGATTCGCTCAAACCGAGAAAACCGAAGCGGAAAAAGAAGCAAAGGCAGGAGGCTCACGGTGCTACGGTCCCGATTACATCCGCCCGAGCTGGAAGTTTTGGAAGACGAGAGGTAAAGGGACTCACGCGATATTGACAAAATAGTTTGCGCCACACCCTTTTTCTGCCAAAATATGATAGATTGGTAGTATGATAATCCTCCCCAAGTAGCTGCTCCCTATCGTCGTGGATAGTCATTGTAACTCCGTAGCAGGGGTAAATGCTATTGGAGTCGTGCAGCCGCCTCCTTTCTGCCCCTCACCGACAAGCGGGTAAGGATTATATCGTCGGGGGCCACAACCGGATGCCTAAATAAAATCCGGTTTTTTGCTGTACTCTATCATATTTTGTCGCGGATATGGTAGAATCAGGATGAAATGAGAGGGGAGGAAAGCAATGGGATATTCGGACAGTGTAATTAAATGCCATGCTCCGCTTTTGCATGGACTCGGTATTACAGGAAAAGGCGTGAAAGTTGCCATCATGGATACCGGAATCAAGGAACATCCCGATCTATTTGGCCGTGTTGTGTTCAAGGCGAACTACACCGACGACGACAATGGCGACATGCAGGACGTTACCGATTATTTCGGGCACGGAACGCATGTGGCGGGCATTATTGCGGCTTGCGGACCGGATTTGGTGGGCATGGCTCCCGGGTCCTTGTTGTACGTTTACAAGGTTGTGGAGAAGAATGGAGCCTGTAACCAGCTCCGACTTGCCCAGGCCATCCGAGACGCGGTAAGCCAAGGCGTACATATCATTCACATGTCTCTTTCTGGACCTGAACATGACAGCGTTCACGATGCAATCAAGGCTGCGGTGGCAGCGAATATTCTCATTGTGGCTGCGGCAGGAAATGACGGAGACGGAAACTATACAACGGACGAAAAGGGCTATCCGGGTGCGTATCCCGAGGTAGTATGTGTGGGCTCAACGTATGCGGACTACTCGAAAATTTCATTCTTTTCAGATTCAAATGATGAATTGGACCTGGTGGCTCCTGGTGAACTCGTCAATAGCTGCTGGATCGACGGAGGATACAAACAGCTGAATGGAACAAGCATGGCTGCGCCTCACGTAACCGGGGCGGCTGCGCTGCTGCAAGAGCAGTTCATGCAGATTCGCAAGCGGTATATGACGGAGCTGGAGCTGTTTAAAGCCATCTGTGAGAATACGATGCCCCTTCCCATTACGGAAGTCCCGAAGACGGCACAGGGCAACGGACGTTTGATTTTGAAGGGCATCCCGCCGATTCCGGACATAGAGGAAATTTCCGATCGGGAAGCAATTTATGGATTGGTTGAGATGGGTGTATTTGATTCCCCGGCATACTGGATTGGGCTGTGCGATAAATTCCTTTCCGATCCGGTCAAGTATGCCGATTTCCGGTTCGTGAGCCTTGGATTCATCAAGTGTTATCATCACATGCTGGAGCTCATGTATTATGGCTGAATACCGGGGAAAGAGTCGGCAATCGGATCACATTTATCAAAAGAACAAAATTGACAATCCGCCGATGGAAGTAGATGTACGCAAAAGCATCCTAGAGCTGCGCAGGATTTACAAGGAAAAAACCAATGAGGAATTCGCACGTTGGTACTGGCGAAAATATAAAATTCCCCGGGATACCGTCCTGCGGGTGATAAAGGAGAATGACAATGAACATGGAACTAATCGCTAAGGTGTGCCATGAGGCCAATCGAGCCTATTGCCAAAGTATCGGGGACCATTCCCAACCTTCTTGGGAAGATGCTCCAAATTGGCAAAAGGAAAGTGCTGTGAATGGCGTATATTACGTTTCCAACAATGAATGTACTCCGGAACAAGCACATGAAAACTGGATGAAGCAGAAGCTTGAGGATGGCTGGGTATTCGGGGTAGTCAAGGACCCGGAGAAGAAGACGCACCCATGCATTATACCGTATAGTGAGCTTCCAGTAGAGCAACGTTCCAAAGATTACATTTTCCGTGCGATCGTGAACGCATTTAAGGGAGAAGTGTAAAGGAGGATGACGCATGGCCGCAAAAGCGAAGGCAAAGCAGAAGACAACCAAGATACGCTGGAAGCCCCAGCCCAAACAGCTCAAATTCCTTCGGGCCTGCGGCCTTGCTCACCCTTTTGACGGAGGAAGCCCGAAAAAGCCCATTGGTGAGCTCATCGGCTACGGTGGAGCAGCTGGGGGCGGGAAATCAGATGCGCTCATGGGAGCTGCCATTGTGTACGCTCTGACGTATCCAGGTTCCCGGATCGGGTACTTTCGTCAAACCTTCACCCAGCTGGACGGTGCAGGCGGCGCGATAGCCCGGAGCCTTGAGCTTCTTTCCCAGGTGGCGAAGTGGAACGGCTCCAAGCATCAATGGGTGTTCCCGAATAAGAGCATCCTCCGCTTTTGTTACCTCGCCAAAGATGCCGACCTCCCGAACTATCAGTCCCAGCAGTTTGAAGTGCTGCTCTTTGACGAATCCACACAGTTCACCTGGCATCATATCGCCTGGATGCAGCAGCGGATTCGTTCCAGCAAAGGCTATCCGACCTTCACGGCCTTGGCGACAAACCCGGGCGGCGTGGGCCATTACTGGTTTAAAACCTTCTTCGTCCGATCCGGAGAGCCTGAAATGCCCCGCAAGGTGGAAGTTGAGGAAGGGAAGTACAAGAAAATTGTATTTATCCCGTCCCGCCTCTCTGATAATCAAATTTTGGAGAATGCGGACCCCGAGTATCGGCGGAAGCTGGAGAACCTTCCCGAACACCTTCGGCGGCAGTTTTTGGATGGAGACTGGGATGTGGCCGAGGGCATGGCCTTTCCGGAATGGCGCGAGCATCTGCACGTCTGTGCTCCCTTCAAAATCCCGGATGAGTGGGTGCGCTTCAGAACCATGGACTGGGGCTATGCGAAGCCCTACGCCGTGGGATGGTATGCTGTGGACTTCGATGGGCGGCTCTATAAATACCGGGAGCTCTACGGCTACGGAGGGAAGCCCGACACGGGCAGCAAGGAAGACCCTGCGGATGTGGCCGCTAAGATCATGCGTCTGGAAGCTGGGGAGAAAATCCGGTATGCCGCAGCCGATGATGCCATCTTTGGCGGAAGGCAGGACAATTCCCCGTCGATTGCTGAACAATTCGCCCGGGCGTTTGGGAGTAAGGCTGTTCACTGGGCACCGGTTGGCAAGGGACCAGGCTCACGGAAGTCCGGGAAACTGGAGGTTCATCACCGCTTAAAGTGGACCGAAGCCGATCCTCATCCGATGCTGGTCATTTTTAATAACTGCCTGCACACAATCCGGACGTTCCCGAACATGATCTTGGATGAAAAGGACCCCGAGGATGTCGATACCACCTTGGAAGACCACATTTACGATGAAATGCGTTATGCCTGCATGTCGAGGCCGATCGTGCCGAAGCCGAAGAAGACCGAGCCGACCAAGCAGCAGAAACACAAAGAGCGTTTGTCGAAGAAAAACACACTCCCGATGCGGAGAGTCATTTAGGAGGAAAATACATGCCAGCATTAAGAGCCCGTTTATTCCGAAGTACCACCGCAGTACGTTGCCAAATTTACCCTTGTTTGCAGCCTTCCGCCTGGGTAATAGCCCGCGAGGATGCACCGCTCGGGGCCAATATCTCTTTTCGCCTGTGTGAGTCCTGTGCCAAAGAGCTGGCGACGAACATCCCGCTGGAGTTTAAGGAATTCGAAGTGGATGTGCTGGAGCAGGCCCGGGCCGATGAACGCGCGAAGGTAAGCGCAATGTATGACCATGAGATCGAGAAGCTGAAAGCCAGCTACGAAACCCTCTTGATGATTAAAAAGAAGCATGATCTGGGCGAGGTAGGCGTAGCAGCTCCGGACCTTAGCCAGTTCGAGGAACAGACGAGCCAGCCCGACCAAGAGGACGAGCAGACGAGCCAGCCCGACCAACAGCAAACCCCGAACCCGGATGATGAAGACGACGAAGAAGAATTCCGATGCCTGGATTGCGGGAAAGAATTCCAAACCCGTATAGCGCTTGCGAATCACAGGCGGGTACATAAGCAATGATGGAGCTTATTATCCTCCTTATCTTCATCCTGCTGGTATCGAGCGTACAAACGTTCCTCATCCTGTACCTTTTGGGCCAGAATCGAGACTTAACCAGCCGCATCATGGCCCGGGATTATACGGAATATGCCGTACAAACGCGGCCTAGACCTTTGCAAAAAGGCAGTAATTTCCTGGAGAAAGCCATCAAAAAGGCGTATCAAGCCGGTCCGGAGGAAGACGATGACGAAGCGTGACGAACTACGCTGCATGAGCTGCAACCGAAAGCTTTTGGAGTATGACATCCGGGGAGATGCGGAAATTTGCATCAAATGTCCCCATTCGAGATGCAAGAGCATGAACATTTTCCGGTTCAAACGGGTGAAAACGTCTGAAAATTCGGAAAAATTAGTGCAAAATCCATAAAGTGCTATATAATAAGGGTATAAACTACCTGTACGAGCCTTTTGAGGGCCATTAAGTGGGCAATTTGTCCGCTTTATGGCCCTTTTTCTATGTGACCGATAGGGGGTGAACTCTTTTGCCTGGATGGTTATCCGGACTTTTTAAAGGGCCACAAGCCGCAGGCGGATCAAATCCGCAGCAGCCGCAAGCTTCTTCCAATCCGATCGTATATAACGAGGACATGGCGAGCTTTGTCAACAAAGAATATCAACAGAGACAGTCCGAGCGTAGACCCTGGGAGCTCCAGTGGAGGCTCAATAGTGAATTTCTGAACGGAAACCAGTATCTTGACATCAATCCGGTGTCACTGACCATAGAAGAAATCCCGAAACTCTATTGGTACCAGGAACGTGAGGTATTTAACCAAATATCCACGATCACAGAAACCCGTATTGCCCGTCTAACACGGCAGATGCCGATGCTCAAGGTAAGGCCCGCTTCCAACGAAGATCAGGATATTTCGTCGGCTACGGTGTCTACTTCCCTCTTATCCAGCCTTTGGTCCGATCAGAAAATGAACAGCCTTTATGCCGATTATGTTAGCTGGCTAGAGCTGTGCGGTACCGTGTTCTGGAAAACAACCTGGAGCACTCGTAAGGGCCGCATCGTGTACAAGGGGCTCCAGCCGAGGCTTACGGAAGATAAGCCGCTGGAAGATGAGGAAAACATGGACCCGGAAACGGAAAGCGCACTCGGGCGGGATCAGCAGCCCGTTGAAATCCGCGAAGGTGACATAGATACATGCGTGGTTCCTGCTCATGAGATTTTCCCTGATTCCTGCTGGCGAAGCGGAATGGATAAGGTTCGATCCATTATCCATGCACGGGCCTATCATGTGCTGGAGATTGAAGAAATGTGGGGCGTCCGGGTAGAACCGGAAGAAGTCGATGTCATGACGCTCCAGAAGGCTTCCTCGGGCCTTGGAGGACTGGGGTATAACTATGGTTCCTTCAAATCCGGGAGCACAAAGCTCAAGAATCATGCCGTTCTGAAGGAGTATTACGAGCGTCCATGCATCCGTTACCCGCAAGGCCGTTTTATTGTTGTGGCCGGGGATAAGACGCTGCATGTCGGCACCTTGCCCTATGCGATCGGGGAAGACGGGGACGAAGAATTGCCGTTCATCCGCACGGTCAACATTGACCACCCGGGATGTTTTTGGGGTAAGACGATCATTGAACGCTGCATCCCGGTTCAACGGCGTTACAATGCACTGCGTAACCGCAAAGCCGAGTATTTGAACCTGGTGGCGATCGGGCAATGGTATGAACCCGAAGGCACACTTGATGATGATTCCGAGCTGAACAACGCTCCAGGAAACCGCATCCGTTACCGTTCTTCGATTAATGGCGTGAAACCGGAGCCTGTGCAGTTCCCGAGCCTTCCCTCGTCCTTTGAAAACGAAATCCAGACGCTTAATGCGGAGTTTACGAGTATTTCCGGGGTATCTGAGCTCTCTCGTTTCTCGGAAGCGCCTACGGGCGTGAAAAGCGGCGTAGCGCTCGGGATTGCCACCGAGCAGGATGATACCCGGATCAGCACAACCGCCCAGCGTGTAGCCAATACAACTGTTTTCCTGGGCAAATACTGGCTGCGTCTCTACCGTCAATTTGTAAAGGAGCCCCGTCTTTTGCGGTCTGTGGGCCTCAATTACGAAGTAGAAGTGCGTCAGTGGTATGTGTCGGACCTGAAAAGTGACGATATTTATATCGAAAACATGAGCGCCTTGACAGAAACTCCGGCATCCCGCCGTGATATGGTGTTTCAGCTCATCAGCGCAGGACTTTTTAACCGTCCCGAAACCAACCCCTTTGATGACGAGGCCAAGCAGAAGATATTCCAGCTGCTTGAATATGGACACTGGGAGTCGGGATCGGAGAATGACTATAAGCTCCAGCGTTCCCGTGCCAAACGTGAGAACGATCGGATGCAGCAAGGCATTCAAACTCCGGTTATGGATTACGACGACCACCAGCTGCACATCTTGGAGCACAACCGTTTCAGGATGACGGCAGAATACGAGCAGATGCTTTCGACTCCGATCGGCCAAATGCTGGATCAGCTGATGCGAATGCATGTGGCAATGCACTATCAGGCTCTCATGCAGATGATTCCGCAAACAGCGCCGATTGTGACGCCTCCAGCGACACAGCAGGCCGCAAGTGATAGCGTCAATCATGAGAACTCAACCAATGCCCAGCAGCAGCCAGTGCCGCAAGAGCCGCAGGGACAAGCTCCCCCAACGAATATGCTCGCTGCATTACAGCAGCAGCTCGGACCCCAAGGGCCACAGCCCGGGGATATGGCCGCAGCTGCACTACGCGGTCCGATGATGAGCGCCCCGGGGCCAAGAGGCTTCCCGAGAGGCGGAGGACTTATGGGGAAAACCCCATTTGGTATGTAAGGTTTCGCGGGCTTCAAAGCCCTTGAAATAAATAAACCGCGATCAGGGCGTACCGTTTAACCGGAGCCAGGGCGGAGTGAGGTACAGCAAAGAGCGCCACGACCTGAAATCGTGTCACCGCTCGCCAGGGCCGAACCCGTACAGCCTTCCACAACGGGAAAGTACAATCGCAGGCGGAGGAAACGAAATGAGA